CTGATAGTTTCATTTTTATTGCTCCTATTTTATTTATTATTCTGAAAAATTAGGTATCTATTAAATATTGAAATACTGTAAATCCCCAGGAAACTTAGTTTTATCTATCCATATACATTTTGGTACTTGTTTAACTCACTTTCCAGCTTGCCGCAGTTTGAGCATTTCATTTAATCACCCCCTTATCAAATATTTTTTGTGCTTCAGCTGGCCTGGTATAAGTATGCTGGCTTTTGTACTCATACCCGCATTGATTTATAAATTTCAACCACGATCCATAAAAGATAGTTATTGTGCTAGCCACTGGTCGTATTTTAGCGTTTGCCCAGTCCTGCGTGGTAGGGACTTTTCCATATTTCTTTTTGTATTTCTTTAACTCTTTAACAGCTAATTTTTCTTTAAACATAATTACGCCCCCCTCTTTTATTTTATTTTTAATCTCCGAAACAAAATATCTTATTTTTTAATAGTAAATCAGAGCTGCATATACCGTTATAGTTCCCAAAATCATAAAAGCGATAAGACAAACTATCTATTTTTTTTAACCATACACTAACATTTTTTATTTCGCCCCCTCCGATATTAATTTTTATTTTACACTTTTTGTAATTCATTTTTTTTACTCTCCTTTTTGTTTTTGTGTTTTATATCATGTTATTTTCTCTAAATGAAAAATACTTATTATCATTACATATAATAATGCTGTCTAGCAAGTTAAAATCCATATAGCTTCCTCCCTCTTTTAAATGGTTACATATTTTTATATCATCTTGGCTAGGCTTTAATGTTTCGGACGGATGATTATGTGCAATTATGAAATTGTCGCAAGAATAATGCAATAGTGTTCTAAATACTTCTTTAGGATATATTGTACATCTATTAGATGTTCCTATTCCGAGTAGTTCTATGATTTTTATTTTATTTGCAGTGTTTAAACCAATAACCCAAAAATGCTCTTTTGTTTTGTCAAGCTCTGATTCAGTATTCAGAATAGTATTGAATATTTTACTAACATTTTCAGGGTTTGTTACTGATTCCATTTTGCTTGGTATTTTAACTTTCATTTTTTTTACTCTCCTTTGTGTTTATTTCTGTAGTTTTCAGCTTGCCTTGTAGGCTATTATTTTTTTATTTATACGCTTTTATCCGCTCTCTAATATATATATTTGCTTCATTTTGAGTTTTGCAGATAGAGGCACAATCTACTAATCCTGTGAATACATCTCGTATTGATATTATTATACTGGATGCCCCATCAGGGATATATTGCTCAATGCTTTTTTCATAGCCATCATTATCAATAAATTTTTCTAATATTTCAGTTTTCATTTTAAATCTCCCTTTTTTTCCATTCATTTTTCAATGCATTACAATGTTTTTCAAATTCACTTATCATTTTTTGTTCAAGTTTGCCTAATTCGTAAAACAAATATTCATTCTTGGTGTTATCTTCATTATCTACTATCTGTTTTTTGATTATATTTATTTGTTTTAAGTACTTTTTAGCCATTGCTATAGCCATTCCTGCTGGGCTGGAACACACTGAACATATAGAATGACTATTTTCTGTTCCCGATTCCCCTGTCTGTTTTCCGCACCATGCGCAATATACTGGATATTTCATTTTATTGTCTCCTTCCTTAAATAAAAGTAGCCGCCTTCATTAGTGTTCTGGTCACTAACTCCAGCGGCTTATAAACCTAAAAAGAGCCTGCCAGAATCAGCCTCCTATTTTTAATTCACTTGCCAGAATCAAGGAACGATTAACTTTCTTTCTAATATAAGTATAACAGAAAATTACAGTTTTGTCAAGGGTTTTTAAAAATATTTTTTGGTGTCACCTTTGATGTAGTTCCTTAGACGGACAATGTTAAAAAGCTCTCCTGGGCAGGACTTAGAAGAAAAGCTCCTATGCCCCAGAATGTTGCGAGTTGGAATGTCGAATTTATCCTTATAATACCTGCAAAGTGATGATAAAATGAAGTATTGATCGTGCGTAGGCTCTATTATGTCATAATTTCCAACAAGGCATATCCCGATCGCATCGTGGTTTCTGCCTCGCGTATGCGCTCCTTTAATATCAAGGCTGCGTCCATTATATATCGTTAAAACCCCTTTGACATTCTCAATAACTGCATTATATCCTATGTCTTCGAATTTGTACGGACTACCGGGAATCTCTCCCTTATGCCAGCGGCGGATCGCTTCAAAATCAACGACCTGCCTGTCCCTGGTTAGCGAATGATGAATGATAATATATCGCCAGGTCATGTTGCCTTTATAGTTTTTTATGATGTCAAATATATTATCCATTCATTAACTCCCTGTTTCCTTTTTTAATTAACGGAATCCTGGTCATTGATTAACTTTCCGTTTTTATAATGCGCAATCATCTGCCATTGATTATCGTTTAATATGCAATATCTTAACATTCTTGCAGGACTTATATCTTCGGCCTCCAATTTTATAAATGGCACTTTCAAGTATTCGATCACGTTACTTGCGAACTCACTACAAAAATCAGCATATTTAAGTTGAGGCATAAACTTGAAAAAGAATCTTAGAAATCCAGGATAATCATACATTCTACCTAATGCCCCTTGCGCATAAGACAATGCTTTATCGTAATCTTTTTCGAGAACATCTAAAGGATGAAACAACCAAAATTCATGGCCATTCTTTATGTATTTAGAAATATGTCTTTCTTGATTCCCGAACATTGTTGATTCAAAAACTGTTCTATCGAACATGACAAAAGCGTGTGATGCAAGAAATTCTTTTTGTATTTTCTCAAATTTACTTGAATAATATTTGATAATTTTACTAATCATCGCATTCCCTGATGTAATTCCTAAACAAAAACCACGAATAGGGATATTATCCATTGGCACATCATATATTGTTTTTGATTCATTTAGTTTTTTTATAATATCCATTGTCGGTGCACCTCTTCTTATTTTCTATTTTATTTACTAACTCTTCAAATATATCACTATGCTCTTGAGGAGTATTTAAAGCCAATGCTTTTTTGAATTCGTCCGCTTCGATTTCTTTTTCTTTAACTGATTTTTTTAACCCCCTATTTTCTAGCACCGTTTTAATTAACGAATATATTATCCATAACCCAAACATAATAACACCTATAATAGAACCTATAATATATTTCATTAAGCTTGATTCATTTGTTGTTTGCGTAACATCACGGCCAGCGGACTGCTGTGTTTTATTTATTTTATTATTTACTCCTGCTATTGCCTGTAGGTTAGCTTCCATTTGTGTTACTATTTTCATTACGCTATTTTCAAGCTCCGCAACCTTGTTATTCATTTTCTCTATGCCGGTTACTTTATCAGCAAGCTTCATTTCTTCGGCTGCCTGGAAATTTAATAACCTGATCTTCTTACCTGAACTGCCGCAACCTATAAAATGGCAGGATATAATTAAAAACAAAAGTATTAATAATATCCAACTATAAATATCGTTTTTGGCAAACATTATTCATTTTCTCCAAGATTCATTGAAAATCTTAATTTTTGTGTAAACCAAATGGAATCCTGTGTTGACTTCAATTCAAGTATAGGTTTTATGTCATACCGGCCTGTCTTAATTACATCAAACTCTATATTGAGTATCGTTCTATACTGATTATTCAAATCAGATTCAAACTCGATTGATTGATTAAAAAATGACGCCTTCGCATATCCTATTAATTCAAAATCGTCGTAATGATCGCCCGCGTATGTGAACCCATACCTGTAATAAACAAACGGATTCTTTGTAATATAATTTAAGAATACTTTCGCTGATTGTGTATGCTGGTTTTCTGATTCAGCAAAAAAATCTTCATACTCAAAAAAATTTGTCAACTGTGTTTTAATGTGATACAAAGAGAAACTGCCAGATTGCTCCTGCTCTTGCGCCGCATACAATCTTGTCTTTAAAAAATCAATACCTACTCCAGCTAGAAAATCAACCGAATCATCTGTTTTAGATGATCCCATTAATTCATCAACAAACAAATTTGTTGCACCGCAAAACGTTGTAAACAACATGAAACATAATACTAATACTAACTTTTTCATAACGACCTCCTATTTATTTAAAAAATGTTAAAGCTATTCCACCTATCATTACTATAACCGCGACAATAGATATTATCGCAGTAGATGACTTCCAATGATTATTTTTATGTTCAAACAATCCGTTTTCTACATTATTTGTTTTCGTATTGTTCTCCGCCAATACTTCGCTTTGTTTTTTTTGCTCATCAAATAATTTATTTTCATTTTCTCTACGTTCTATCCTATCCTGTTTTATCATATCTTTGATCTCTTTAATATCTTCTTTAGTGTCAATAAACATCTGTTTGATATTATCTATATCAGAATTATATTGATCTTTTTGCACATAATCAGGATTAATTATTTTTTGATCTGACATTATTTACCCTCTAACATTTCTATTCTTTTTATTAAATCTTTTATTACCTCATTTAAAGCTGATACCGAGGCGCTTAAATTGCGGCCATATTCTATCTCTGTTTTTGATAACGTAACCGTGCTTTTGAATATATCATAATTTGGCAGCTCGTTTTCCTTAATGTTCATATAGGTATTAGTTCCTACCTCAACGGTATAATAATTAATTTCATTTTCTACTTTTATAAATTCATTCATATGCTCATGGTCGACCTTGCCTTCATTTTTTCTTGACATTGATAATACTGAATCATAAGCTTCCTGCGTATTTTTTGGATAAGGTGTTCTATCTGTAAATGTTAAAGCGGAGCAATTTAATGTAATATACACACTTGTATCAGCAGTCAATAAACCTGTAAATCTGCCTGTTCCGTTTACGTCTAATAAATAAGTGGGTGTAATATCATTTATTCCTACGTTGCCATCATTATGTAAAACTAACTGGTTTGAGTTTAGAGTTGTATCTGAATAGGTTTCAAGTATTAAATTAGTAGGTATTTTTGCACCTGCTGCGCCATCCTGCCTTGCTGTGATAGTTACTCCTACATCTATATTAGAACTACTATCTACACCTTGAAACGATATGATACCAAGATAGTCTCCATTATCTGTTTGCGCCAATGTTCCAGGTGTATCTGTATCAGATTTGTTTAAATTTAGCCTTGATATTCTATTAGCACTGTCTGCGTAGGTTGTTAAATTAAAATGGCAATCTTTTGCTGCCGCTGTATTCTGTGCATCTAATAAATACGAAGGGTTTGTTAATCCTATTCCTACTCTATCATTTGTAGGATCAACGTATAATGTATCAGTGTCTACCGCCAGTATAGTCCCTACAATTAAATCCTGGCTCAAAGTAATTCTTGTAAACGCCGTTTGCGAGCTAACAGTAATAAAATCAGATGTCTCTATTCTTTTTGCCCAGAGCGTGCCAGTAGAATACATTATAATATACGGAGTTATGTCATCAATATTTACCGTAAACGTATCATTGACAACTTTAAAATCTCCCCTGTACCAGTATGTGTTTATTGGCTCACTTGCAGAGCTTGTACTCTTGACTACCTTGTCATGTTGTAAATAATAATAATAAGTATTAGAGTTTAACAGCGCAGCAGAGCCTATAGACGTAACAAATATAAATCCTAAAACTAAAAACATTCTTTTCATAAATTCTCCTTTAAGGTAATGGGGCTGTTATTGTATAAGTTATTTTAGCTGATGTAAATTGTACCTCAGTGGCGTTATCATTAGGATCACACGTCACAAATATAAAATATACATTGCTATCATTATCTATTGTAGCACTTACTATTGACGTGTCTTCAACTGAATGATCACCGCTAGAAGCATCTGAATTAGCAGTCGCCATAGGTGGAAAAAGATAGGTTGTATTTTCACCATGTACAAGATATGTAAGAAAAGCTTCCCCACTAGCTGCAGCATCGCTTCTATACCAGTATACTTTGAAAGATGTTACAACAGCGCCATGTGGCAAATGAACAGGAATAACTCCTTGAACTTGGTCTGTATTGCTACTACTATGGAAACTACCATAAGCCAACCCTCTAGCTCCAACGGATACTATAGCTTCAGCTCCGTTTACACTCCAATATCTTGTAACAGCACTATTAAATGTCGCACCAGTCCCAAGCTTATTTGCACCAACTCCACCATCTTTTATGCGTAATATATCGGAATTTATTTCAATTGTAGAATCATCAACATTGACTGATAAAGCTGAACCAGCCCCGCCAGCCAAACCATTACCTGCTGCTGCTGCTGCAATTCTTATATTTTCACTTCCGTCATCTTCGAGACCTGTACCAGCAAAATCTGAAACATCAACAGCTAGTGCTGAACCAGCCCCGCCCTGTAACCCATCACCAGCCGCTGCTGCTGCAATTCTTATATTTTCACTTCCGTCATCTTCTAATCCAGTACCTGCAAAATCTGAAACATCAACGTCTAAATTCCCGGAACCATCTTGTTTAATACCATCTCCTGCTACCGCTGGAGCAAGTTTTGCCCCTGTAACGCCATCATCTTTAATATTATAAGTGCCGCCAGATAATTCTATCGTAGAATCATCTACAGCAATAGATTTAGCGTCTGTTCCATTATGAGTATGACCTGTAGAAGTATTTAAAACATCTGCTCTTAAAGAATTATAGGCGGACGCTAAAATCACATCTCCCGCAGATACATCTGAACTAGCTGCCATTGGTTTTCTCCTTTAATTTATCTTTATATTTTATATATTCTAAAATACCATGAGAACCTATAACTAATTGATCTTTTATGTACCATTTAATACAATCCTGCATATCGAATTCTTTTAAATTTTTTATTAACCACTGTGCTTCACTGCTAAATTTAACTTCCATAAATATTCTCCTATGATATTGTTATTATGGTTATGTTATGCTTATCTGACTTTCCACTGTAAGGGTATCATTGCTTGTTTTTTCTATAGTTGCATTGAAATCTGCGTGTTGAAACAACGTCCCTGAATCAGCACTGGCGCTTGCATCCTCACCAAACAATGCAAATTTAGTCAAAGAACCGATGGCCTCACTTGTAGTAAAATATGTTTCAATAGTTAAAGTAGCGCCAGTAACCGAGCTTGTAGCAATAGTATTTCTATCTATCTCGTTTTCCATTACAGTATCACCTATCGCAGGAGTATCTGTACCGTCACCAACAGCGCCGTAGGTTATTATACCCTCGTTAGCCACACTTGCGCTATTTATTAAACGTCTTGCAATGGCAGTATGTCCAACTGTAGCTATGATATTATGATTTTCTACAATCTGTTTAATCTTCCCAGTTTTTGCGTCTCTCAATGTAGCTTTGATTTTCCCGGTAATTTTCAACGTGTTTTTAGTTTGTTTTTTCATAATTAACCCCACTCACAAAGTTCCCATCTTCCTCTATGTTCTGTAGTTTCCGCATCGTTAGACCATACATACGGATTAGCGTCAATATCTTTTGTAGTACCCGCAGGCACAGAATCAGTAACCGTTATTTCTTCTTCTTCCATAACTTCAAGAGTATCTAAAACTTCGTCTGTACGCTCAAAAACTTTTTTACCATTATCGTATAAAGAAATGAGAAAATCTGTTAATCCTTTTAATCGTGTTGCAAACGTTACCTCATATTCAAATTCGCCGTTACCGATAGATGTTGCCGTGACATTTTGTATTAAATACGTGCTGTCAATATCTCTTGATGGTATGTCTATAGTTAATAACTGCCCTGATCTATAACCATATTTAGTAGTCATAAACGAGCCTGTCACTAATGGATTTGAGTATATATCAATTACCGACTGCCCTCTTTGCCTTGCTGCGTCTTTTGTCTCGATAGTATCATCAACAATTATTTCACCTTCATAAATTCCGTCCCCGCCTTCATATTGTTTCATTAAGTTTATGCTTGCGGAATCTTTAACTTTCGCTAATATAGGTATCTTATATTTATAAACCAATGTTATCACTTCACCGCCTACCCAGTTGGTATTCTGATCTTTTAAAGTTTTTTCGCTAACATTAACTACATAATCATCTGTAGTATCTATATTATCTATTCCAGGAGTTATATTAGCGCCGCCATCAATGGATAATTCAATAGCTCCACTATCAGGAACATACGGTTTATAGGCAATTGGCAGCTCCGTTTGGCCCGCTTGTACCACCCATGTTTGAGTATAATCTGATGAGAATTGATAACCGCCCCTAACAATCTGCGTGTTATTTAGCTGTGTTTTATCAACTGAAATATTTAAGTCTTTATACTCTTCATTATCGACATCTGCTGTTTCAGTTAACTCATACGGAGCATCGTTTGTTGTTCTCGCAAAGAAATGTATATTTTTCTCATAATCAACATACCAATCGTACCCTGTTAGTTCAGCGAGTTCAATTATACATTCAAGAGGGTATGTGTAATTAAACGATATATAGTCAACTAAAATTCCGTCTTGCACATGATATGTTCCCAATTCAAGAGCATACTCGTTTACAATACTTTTGATAATATCACCTGCATACTCACTTGTAAAATTCTCTACAACCTGTCTCTTCTGCAAATCCTGTGTATAGTCTACGCATGCTACATCATAAGCATATACTCCGAGGCTATATCTACGTTGTGGAGCTTCTGATATTTTTCCAGCAAATCGTATTTCAGGATTAGACGTGCTTGTTTGTTTATAAAATATTACTACTTCCTGGCCTATCTGCGGTTTGGAATCGCCGTCATAATCATTTAAAATAAAACTACAGGTATCAACTTCCGAAGTTAGCACGTCATCAATAGTTAAAGAATTTTTTTCAACCAAATCAGATTTGTCAACACCGTCTATGAGATAAGTTATACGCTTGTATGTGAAAGGAATTACATCTGTGGTGGCAATTTGTAGAAAAGTATTGCCCATTTTTAGAAATGCTGACGTAGGTTTAACATTTGTTATGCCAGGCTGTATCCATAGTTTGCCTGTAAAACAATTAGTAGGTGCTGTATCTGATATGATCTTCCAATCCATTTATGCTCCTGCTATTAAAACATAATCCCAAATATACAAATATTCCTGTAATATGCTTTGCTTAATCCAGCTCCAACCAGGTTTAATTATGCTGTCAGGCGGTGTTTCTTGTATAATAACATTCATGTAATGCGTGTCATTATCCGTTTCAGTTATTACGCCGCCGCCGCCAAGTAAAGGTATCCAATTATTTAACCAAGTATACGCTTGATAACTGTCACCAATCTGTCTTATCCATTTCTCGCCTAATGCCGGGCTTGATGGCTGCGTATCTGAATAGGTGACTTTACGATAATAAATAGCCATTAAATTTTCCTGTTATTTTTTAATGTTCTAAATATAGAATCTTCAAATTCTTTGTACGCTTTTTTGCTGCTAATTATGCTGCCTCGCAGGTCTATATTGATCCCGCCCCCGCCAGATGATAACATTCTGTTCGATTCTGAATTTGAATAAACATTGCTCCCTGATGGAAGGCTTACGAGTTCGGGGCCCTGTTCACCAACTATGGCTAACCCACCTACGAAATTACGCACCCCAGCCGCAAATTTTTGCGCTCTGATAGTGGCTATTTGTACAGCGCCTGCTGCTGCTACCAACGAACCTGTAATAAATCCAAGCATACCGCCTTGAGCAAAGGCCTTAGTTACGCCGATTGCAGTATTAGCCAATGCTTCAGCAATTAAGAAAGGTTTTAATTGATTACGTCTTTTTTGCTCTTCTTTAGATGAATCATCTCTTAATTTATTTTGAGTATTCGTATAATTCCTGTCTAACTCTTCAAGCATTCTTGTTTTTTCTGTTTGATCGGTAACATTTTCTTCTATCCATTTCTTTTTGTCTTCATATTTTTTTAATTCAGCGGATAAACTATCTTCCAGATTGTTTCTAATGTTAACCAATTGAAATTCAGTAAGATTAGTAATAGCGGATTTTGTAGCATTATATAAGTCTTGACGTTGTTGCTTTTTCATGGCCATGCGTTTCAAATCTTCAGCATCTTCTTGCTCTTCTAATGCTATAACAACCGCTCGAATCTGTTTTTTTAATTCAAGTTTTTGCATTTCATTATCAGTCACATCGGCCAACTGTTGCTCAAGATTTAATTTCTTTTGCTCTAATGAAATATTACCTTTCTCAAATTCCCAATCAAAATACGCTTGCGCTAATTCTCTTTTAGCCTCGTCCATCACTAACTGTTCTTCCGTCAATGCGGCATCGGTTTCAATTACTGTTTCTAGTTCAGCTTTCTGCGTTTTCTTGATAAGCTTTTCTTCCTGCGACTTTAAAGCTTTCAATGTCCTGGCGTATTTTTGCCGTAGTTCTATCTGTATAGCAGTAGAAAGTTTTGTATTCTTTATCTGTTCTTTAATAGACGCTAACTCATCTTTGTGTTGCTTAATCATATCTTCCGTGGTTTTACCCATGTTTATAGCAGCGTTTTTATCTTCTATGCGAGCTTTTATTAATGAATGTATAGCATTTATAAGTAATTGTGTTCCCGCAGCAGTAGCTATAAATGGATGCGCTGATATAAGCGTGAATACAGCTTTAATAGCTGGAAGCAGTGCTATAAAAGCGCTTGTTAATGCGGGGATAGATAATAGTATTGGTCCCAAACCTAACATCAAAGCACCAAGTCCGCCTACTAAAAGAGTTATAGTTTTTGTTAATTCTTTATTGTTTTCTGTCCATTCTATAATAGGCTTTAGCGCTTCTATTATTAATTGTGTTGCCTTTGATACAATTGGCAGTAATTTTTCACCAATATTTACAAAAAGAATCTGTACCATTAATCCTAATTGTTTCATCTGGAAAGATAACGTAGCGGATTGCTTTTTAAATGCTTCTTGTGATGCGCCAGCCCTATTTTGTATAGCTGTTAAATCTTCATAATATACGTTTGTATCTTTTAGTATTGCTGTTAAACCTGTTAAAGCTCTAACATTACCGAATATAGATGCAACTTGTTCATCTGTTGCACCGCTTAATTTTTCTAATACAGGTACTAATCCTTGAGTTCTTAAAGTATTTGTATTTAATTCAATACCTAAATCTTTTGAGGCTTCGATTGCTTCTTGCGTAGGCTTTAAAAATCCTGTTAAAATACCCTTTAAACTTGTTATGGCTATATCAGTTTGAACACCTGACTTTGTCATTGTTGCCATAGCAGCACCAAACTCATCCATACTTAAGCCCGCTGAGGCAGCCAGGGACGCTACTTGCCCGACTTGCGGCCCAAGTTCTGCAAACGTAGTTTTACCACGTTTAATTATTGAGAAAAACCAGTCGCTTACATCACCCGCCTTACTTGCCTCTAAACCATAAGAGTTTATGATTGTTGTTAATGCATCCGCAGCAACTCCTGTGTTACTCATTCCAGCTTTTGCAGCTATTGTGGAAGCTCTTAAAACATCCATAGCTTTTGTTGCAGGAACTCCAGCGGATAAAATATCGTACAATCCTTTCGACAATGTACTCGTAGCTTCTCCGTACTCCATAGCCATTTTTTTAACTTCTCTACCTAACTTAGGTAAAAGCTGTCTTGTTTGTTTATCAAGCATGGTAGATACATTTGCCATCTCTTCCTGGAAGTTTGCTGCCGATTTAATAGACATAGCAAGCCCGCCAACTATTGCCGTACCTAAAGCCGTCATAGCAATGCCAGCAGCATGGAATGCTTTCGCATTATCCTGTACCTTTTTGTCTAATGCTTTTAATCCAGTCTCCGCTTTTTTAAACCCTTCGGCATCAAACATGCTGCCAATCTTAATAAATAAACTTCCAATACCTGCCATTATTTTTTACCCTTACGTTTATTTAGTATCTTTACTCTACCGCCTCTAGCTGCCATCATGTTTTCTAAGTCTCTTAACGTCGGTTTACGAGTTGTCTCTGGTTGATCATAACTATTTTCTTCTAACGATTCTTCCAGTTTTTTTAATCCTTTTTCATCAATTCTATAAGCCGTCGCATCCCAACGCATACGATTAATTTTATGTCTTAAATAAGACTCGGCCAACACGTTAAGAAATTCCCAGCTCTTTTCATACAATAATTGATCTATAGTATAACCCGTGCCTTCGGCAATTTCTATTAACGTAGTTAAGAAGTTTTCTTTGACATTTTGTTTGTTACTACCTCTACCATTTCCAGCACTTTTTTTTTAAACATATCAAAATCGTTATACTTACAGACAGCAATTACTATATCTGGAATGTCTTCACCATTTACACTTTTACAAAACTCAATATCCTCTATACCTAAAAGAATTGATAACAATTCCATGCCGTCATCACAATTTAATATCTGTAATAATGCAAGTATGTCACCCATATCAGTTGGTGCACCTTTAAAACTGGCAAACTGTTCATGGTATTTTTTGCCTATTTTGCTAATCAATGTTACTAATTTAAGATAGTAAAACCCTTTAATTTTCCCTATTTTAAATTCTTTACCATTGATGGTTAGTAACGTAAACTTAGTTTCTTCAAGTATCGTATCTATCGTTTTATCTTCCATTTAATTTGCTCCCAGGGATAGGTACGACAAGCTCCCCGAAACCTGCCGTACCCGGTATTTGCTTTAACATCAAGCAGAAACAAAATGAGCTAAATATATATCAGCCAAATAGTTTCCTGCCATGTCTCTCACGCCTGTGGTAACTATAAGTTGATAATTTTCTCCTGCTGACGCCCAGTTGTCGGTAGGAGTAAATGTTACAACTTTTGTTGCCGCAGCATACGTGATTGATCCCGCAACAAGCGTAGTTGCCGCCGGGTCTTCTACGTCTACAATCATTATAGTGCCGCCGTCAGCGCTGCCATATTTCAAACTGCCCTGATCCATGCCTGTCCCAGTTTCGGTAAACGTAAATGTGACAGCTGTCTTTGCGCCAGCTGCAACTGTGCCGTCTTCCGCTGGAGACGTAATTGCAACTGTCGGAGCTGTTGTATCTGTCCCGCTAAAAGCTAATGAGAAATACTCTTCACCCGTTGATTGGCCAGTATCAATTAACATGAATCCAGTAATTTTCAAATTTGTCTGATTTTCCTTATTCATGTTAATTTCAGTGTTACCATCAAATACAACTCTGTGTATAGTATATTTAGCTGTTCCGCCGCTTACTGCATTACAGTTTACATACAAAGTTCTTACAGTTGCTACAGTTTGATTTCCAGCTACTAGAGCTGTCGCACTTGATGCCGCTGTAGTAGGAAGACCCATCGCGTACGCTAGATTGGCCGTACTACATTCAGCCAGGGTACACTCAAACGTATACTCTGAATCAATGATTGAAGCGCCTACAGGACCGTTCCATTGGTCAGCTTTTTTCTTATAAATTGATAATGTAGGTTTAATCACAAATCCACCTACAGTTGAACCTAAATCTACTCCTGAACCTTCTGCTACTCCATCAGCAGCACAAATAACTGTTGATGGAGCACCAATCGTAATATTTGCAGCAGTTTTACTCATAATAATTACCCCCTTTTTTTATTTTTTAGGTTGTCTGCTTGTTCCTATGTTGCCAACACCACCACCAGAACCATCTAATCTTCTTGTACCGCCACAACTTCCACGTCCACCCCTGCCACCGCCTCGCCCTACACCCCTGCCAAGACTTCTTCGACCACGTCCACGATTTGCCATTTTCATGCTCCTTTTTTTTAGCTGCCCTTAACGGCTTGCTGTTTTATCTTGATACTTAATATTAAAAAACATTACTATCGTCCATTCCTGTCTGTTTGGCTCAAATAATGTGTCACCGCCAGAATATTTGCTATAATAAATATAAAAATTAGAGTCGGTACTATACAAATTATTTTGTATGTTATCTTTCACATCGAGCAACACTTTTATCCTTCGAGCTATAGCTTCTGCGTTCGTCTTACTATCCCTGTCATCTCTAATCGTTAGCTGTAATCTGTCTTCGTCTATATGTTCATCAGTTTCATCGCCAGCGCTAAGAGAGAACGTAACATATGGCGGGGTAGGTATTTCTTCTGGGATTATAGGATAAAATTTTGTATTCCCAACAGTAACCTCTAACAAAGTGTTTAAAGTTGTGTCTGTAGTTAAATAAGTTATAACAGTGTTTTCTATCATTTTTTAACCTCAACGGTAAATTTACCCCATCCTTCCGTAACAGCTTTGGCCAGTAAATCGTTTATTCTTTTTCTGTTACGCTGTAATGCTGGATACAAAAACGGTTGCGCTTTCATTCCAGATGTTGTGAAAAATTGGTCTAATCTTTCATTGTAATAAACCCAGGGTATTTTTTTAGCTTTACTTGGGCCAGTCGCGTAAATCCCAGTTCCGTATTCAACATATTTACCGTATATAATATCTTTAGTCGGCCCCACTATAGCAGTAACCTGTTTAGCTGTATTTTCAATCAGATCATAAGTAATAGAATTTGCCATAGACCCTGTGTCAACTGGAGCAATTTTCTTTGCCGTGTTAGCGATACTAATCGCACCAACACTAATAGCTTTGGCCATACTAGCGCCTACAGATTTTTCTATATTAGCAAGAGCTTGCCTTGTTTTATCATCGTTTAAAAGGCTTATCGAAACTCCATTCTTTTCAATTGTACCTGTTCTTTTTGCCATAATTTATCATTGAATTAGTTCCAGCGCTAACTCTACGTGATGTCCATGCCCCCCACCGTCAATAACTAATAATATTACGTAAGTGTTAGAACCTATGACAATACGGTAATTTTTCCAAGCCAAATCTGTCCGATAAAGTATGAACAGCTTATGAGTCATGCGAGATAAAATATCTTCCGGGTCCCTGCGTTCGCCCCCGCTGGCTTGATCTAACCTGCATTTAACAGACGTCGCGTAATCAGCCCACGAACTCACCATTGAATAATTAGTTGTATCCTGTACCGGGGTATTCTTTTGTATTGTGCACGTGGTATTTAATAACCCGCTATAACTCATTTTGTATCCTTTAAAATTTTATTATAAGCCGCTTCGCCAAAGTATTCTTTTGCTGATATACACGTTATACTATTATACTTGCCGTTATATTTTTCTATTTTCCAATTTGGAAAAGTCAGCTTTCTGGTGATAAAATTCACGCCGCTTAAAAACCATTTAGCGTGATATAACGATTCGCTGTCAAAAACTATTATTCTTCTATTTTTACTCAATAGTTCATTGTTTACATCTGTTCTAATAACGTATAATTCATTCATTAAAATATGCTCCCTATCTCTATCCTTATGTATTTTGAAAGTAGTGACATAACCTCTGGCGGGATTGCCATTCCACCAATATTGTTAGAACTGTTTAATTTATACGAGTAAGAACCTATTCTTTCAGAATCAAATCCCACTTTATCTTTTTGGGAATCCATCCACATACATAAATCCGCACACGCTTTCCTAAGATCATACGGCAATGTAATGTAACCTGTCTCGGCTGTAACTTTATAACCAGCATTATACGTGATTTCAAAATTGTTGATGTCTATAGACCAAAATTCTCTAAGATATATCCAACCGCCTGTTTGCGAAAACAAATAATTTGAATTAGCCGTATATGTTTGAATTGTTGTATCATCAACAGTGTTTTTTCTAATTAAAGTTGTTATAGAATTTATAGGATAATTCTTTAGAAATAATTTACCTCTGCCATTACCTGAATATACCTCACTGGTATAGTCTTGCGCTATAAGTTTTCTTTTTGTTATGCGCTCAATTAGATCAGACGCTGTATTAATTAAAGTATTAACGTAATCTCCCGCCGTAAAACTAGCTTGAGTAAAATTATTTAGTTCAGTTACGTCTGCGAGTAATGCATTTGCGTTTAATGCTACTGCCATTTATATGCCTCCTATCTTAATACTCTTGGAATCCAGCGCGTAATTAGCTGTGCTAGACGTTAAAGAATACGAAGGCGATGAATTATAATAATCGTACGTAGTAATAGGATTCAAAGGATTATAGTCCCAATCATTCCAATCGCCTAGAGTGTACCCTGGCGCTAATATTACCAGGCTAACTAATAATAATTTCTTCATTATGCGTATGTTAAATCCTCTCTATTATCAGCAATACATTTCATTGAACCGTAAACACCGTCTGAACCTTGAGCCAATGTTATGTTTACTTCGGGATTAGTTGCCAGTTTTTCTTTTCGTATTATTCTCCATACAGGCAAATCTTGATTCTCATAGTTCCCTGGAGGAGCAAAACAATGATACAAAACGTCAGAATCTTCCGAATCAACTCTAATAATTTGAGTTAAAGGCGTTTCTATTATATGCGCGTATTGGCCTACGTCTGGCATAGTTTACTCCCAGTGTCTTCCAGTTATTCTAATTGAAGTATCTAAATTATCTGTCCAAATGGACATCTGGTATGTTTTCGATTCAACATTTAACTTCATCTGATCTTTACCTGTCGCGCTACTATCTGCTGTCATATAATCACTATACGAGCTTGATGTACAGGCTACCGTATATAAATCAATATAAACGGCGTTAGTAGATTCTCTAATAATATATATTTCATTTGTATATTTATCGAAAGTAATAACAGTTGTACCTGAACTTGTTACTATCTGCTGATCAGTTGCGCCATTACTCATCGCACCGTGAACATTAACATAAATTATCATTGCTAAAAACATAAAAATAAATCGTTTTCCCATTTCTATAACCTCCCCCGCTCCCCCTCCTAGAATCTAAGCTCGTAACATTTGATTCTAGGAGGGTTTTCCTTAATTCAATAGTTTATTCTTGCCAATAAACTGTACCCCATAGCGTTAACGTGCTACCGCACTGGTTTTCAAATGATATTGATGTACCATTATCAAACACATTGAAAGTAGTATCATTATTATCTGTCGTGGTTGCGGTCCCTATTCCATCTGCTGTCAATGTAATAGTACCATCAGCAATAAATGAGCCACGTGCAGTATGCGTTCCCATAATTAAATCAAACCAACCAATATTTGCATCAGCGCCAGCGTACAAAGTCGCAATACTCACTTCTTCGGTATCCTTTAGGCTATATGATATTGGGACAACTGCTATATTTGAGCTTCCAGCTATAACATAGGTTGCAACATCAATATCGCCAGCGTCCACGTCAAGACCTGTACCTGCAATTGTAACATCAAGCAAGCTTGCTTGAGCGTCCCCTGTTTGAGTAATAACACCATCATCAGAGAACACGGTATCGTTTGTACCGTCACCAATATTGAAGTCCTGGGTTTCGGAGTCCCAGTCAAAAGCAGCGTCATTAACAACCATCGTTGCTTCCGATAAAACAGTCCCCGAACCGCCGCCACTAGCATCAATAGTAATAGCACCATCAGAGCCAACTTCCATTACGGTATTGGCATATGTATTATCTCTGCACTGTAGATACCGGCCTTCCGCATCACCGTTATCCTTGAGGTCTAAACTTAACAAACAAGTGTCTTCTGTAAGATCAGCAGAACTATTATAAATTGTTGCTGCTATTAAACCCTGGGAAGACGTTGTTATGTTAAACTCTTCATCTCTCGCATCAAGATTAATGTCTACATCTTCATTCACGACAAGACCACCGGTCACTGTTGCCACACCGCCTACAGCAAGAGTTGTGCCTACTGTTGCTTCTGCTGTTGACGTAAATGAAGCAGCGTCAACCCCATAAGTGACTGTTAATCCAGAAGCGCCAGTAATATTCATAAATGCTGCTGCCGTGGATACTACAGTAGCGCCTGCGTCGATAGTGAATGTTGCACCTGATGGAATTGTTATTCCACCAGTCGCAGTAATCAATCCAGTTGCTTCATCCGCCGAGCCAGCTGAGAGGAATGGTGACAGATCAGCGTTAGCCGTACAAATCAAATCAGAACCATCTTGTATTGTTAGTGTCGCGGTTCCGGTTTGACTAATAGCTCCAGCATCGCTGAATACAGTATCATTGGTACCATCACCAATAGTAATATCCTGTGTTACGGAATCAAGTCTAAACTCTTCATCGCTAGGAGTTAATAGACTCTCAGTGATAATTAAACCCGATCCACTGCCTGAAACATCAATATTAATAGTCCCAGCTGCACCGCTTACATCTAAAGTGCCGGATACATCCACTGATGCACTTACTAGACTTATATTATCACCAGTCGCCGTTATTGTCATATCATCTGCAGAAGTCAAATTCAAATCGCCTACGGTTTCATCAAGTGTGACATCAGTTGCCCCTTGAGTAATACTAAACGTTGGATCAGAACCTGTCGCACCTTTAATGATAGAGAAAACTCCACCATCTGCTTCTGCACTACCCATTGTTAAGGCACCGAGCATTGTGTCATCACCCGAAGCTGCTACGAATGGAGAAGCATTTGCATTTGCAGTAACTATCATATCACTACCGTCTTGCCATGTCTGAGTTGCATCACCAGTTTGCGTAATACAGCCATCATCTGCAAATACGGTGTCGTTTGTTCCGTCTCCCACAGTTACATCTTGTGTTTCAGAGTCGAGTCTTAGTTCTTCATCGCTTGGGGTTATCAAAGCCTCAGCAATTATCAATCCAGAACCGCCACCTGAAGCATCGATAGTAACAACACCATCTGCCCCAACATTGAATACTGTTTTGGTGAAGGTTTCATCCCTACATTGTATATATCTACCCTCAGCATCACCATTGTCTTTTAGATCTAAACTTAATAGCGCTGTATCGTCAACTAAATCAGCCGAACTATTATAGATAGTTGCTACTATTAAGCCTTGCGAGGATGTAGTAATATTGAACTCCTCATCTCTAGCGTCAAAGTCAATATCAACATCCTCATCAACATTAATCCCGGCACTGAAAGTTGGTGATACACCAATGGTTACAGTAGAACCGGAATCAATTGTAAGCGTACCGCCTGACTGTACAGCCAGCTCGCCGCCACTTGCCACGTTCTGTAAACCTGATACTGTCATGGTTGACCCTACCGCTGTATCAAGCGTACCGCCTAATTCAACATTAAGATCACCGCCACTTGCTACGTTCTGCGTACCATTAATTGTTAATATATTATCCGAAGACGACGAACCCTCTGGCTGATTGAAGTAATTGTCAACAGACATACCTCCAAACATCAGCGAGGTAACAGATAAACAAATAACAAAAAGCATAACTACTTTACTTATTTTCATTTATTATTTCCTCCCTTCCAAAAATTTCAAAACCTTTTTAAATATATCAGATTTTTTAACATCATTCTTATTTAACTTGATTTTGTTTCGCATTGCATATACTACCAACTCCTTTTTTGTCATTGACTGAATTTTTTCGAGTAACTCATCAGCGAATTCACCGCTTTTATTCTCTACTGCAGGATCAAGCACTTGAGTTTCTTCAACTGGATTAACAGATTTGTTTTGTACGACGGGAGAAGGCCGGGATTTTACGCCCAGCTCTTCCGCGTACTTGTTCTCAATCATCGCTATTCCAATTTTTTCTGGAACATCAATGCCTACTTCAAGAATTTGATCCTTTTTGAATACGCCTACTGACCACGTTTGATCTTTTAACAATTTAATCTTCATTTTTAAAACCTCCAATTAAATTATTAGCTGTCCATTGTGGTTGGCGCAGAATTAGGATTCCCCTTTATAGCCACAATCGCAAGATAAACGTCGCCAGAGTTATCTGCTGGCGTGACGGTTAATCTTACGTACCTTTTATTTCCATTATAACCGATCCAACGTACTTCGTTATCATCAGAAAAAAGGAAAGTAGATGCTGCTTCTGTTCCAAGTAAGAACTCATCAGCTACAGATGCGCTATCTGTTAAAGAAGAATTGTCTCCATCTTCAACAAGTAAAGTAAATGTCGCATCTGTATCCGCTAACGAGCCAGACAATAACACAAAAGTTAAACTTTCATATCCTTTAGTATCTATGATCTGTCCGACTTGTGCGGTGTTATCCGTTACTGCTACTCCAGGTGATAAAACTCTATCGCAATTGATATTGCTCCATAAATCTCTCTGCATTTTAATATCCTCCTAAATTAATTTTTTTATGTCTTAGCTTACTGCACATTTAAGAAGCTTTATAGCCTCTGTTACAACAGGCTTTCCACCAACAAACTTGATAAATACGAACTTAATTTTACCTGTGGTAGAAAGTGAAAACTCATCTCTGATAACATACAGTGCAACTCCGTCAAGGATATTATAACCCTTTCTGAAATCGCCAAATGCTACTGGATAAGCTGATGCTGCTATTGCTGGCATATCAGGCATTTCTTTGTAAGGATACCCATTTATACTGTTAGGCAATCCCGCAGATAAACCACTCTGCCATACGTACTGGCCGGCACCATCTTTCATCTTACGAATTGCAGCAAGTGTTGATCTGCGACAAATATAGACCGGATTATAACCAGTCTTCAAATCGCCTGCAAGATCAATTAAATTGTCTGCTTTAATATCGTCCGCAATTTCTGAATTTCTAGCGCCCCCGGTTAGTGTTGTGTTAACCGTAATACCTTCAGGTCTTCCAACACCTGTCCCGGCTATAAATGCAGCACCTTCTGTCTGCGCTAAATCTTCCGCGGCGTCCGCCATAATCTCAGCTTCCATATCGAATGCTGAATCGTTTAGCATTTCAGTAGAGATGATTGAATATACGGAAAGTTTATGTAATGGTATGTTTTCTAAGGCATAAGTTGATTCAGATTCTGTTACTGTCCCACCTTGGCCAACCCAATAGCCTGTAGGTTCTGCTGAACGTCTAGGAATATCAAGTGACGCCCTGGTTGTTTTTCTTACTCGTGCAATCTGTCTCATTGGAGAAATTTCAACAACATTCTTCAATAAATCCATTGCCATATCGTTAGGAGCAAGATACCCGCCTGACGCACCATTGTTTGTTCTAAGATATTTCATCTCGTCTGGCGTCAACTGATCCTTACCATGAACAATAAACTTCTCAAAAGCTTTTACGTGTTCATTTTTTTCTTTTACAGAAGCGCCGCTTGCTCTAAGAGCTGCCGCCTGAATTTCTTTATATTCGCTTTTCAGTTCTTCCCAAACAGCTTCCTTCTGTTTAATTTCAGCAACCAGCTTCTGGTTCGACTCTTCAATACTACCTAAACGAACTTCCATCTTTTCGACTTTCTCTTTTGATTCCGCTGACTCCGCTTTTTTACTTTCAAGCGTCGCACGCAGATCGTTAACTATCTTAGTCTGTTCTTCATGTAATTTCTTTAACTCTTCTGGATTCATTTTTACGACCTCCTATTTTTTTTATAAATTTTCTACTACTACCTTCAAACTATTTAATTGTTCCACCGAATCAGCCAGGTTCTTAACAACCATAGCTGCGTCCTTGCGACTTTCAGCAAACAATTTAATTTTAGCAATCATTCCGTTTCGTTCTAACTTAGATAATCCCTTCTCGCGAAGGAAATCATTCACGTCTTTTATCGAACATATGTTATCTATTATTTTTTCACTAGATTTATCATCAGTATCCCACGGAGCAACAATATCTAATTTTTTATAGTATTTTGACACGTTCATTTTAATTGTTTCAAGCTCTTCTTCTGTTATCCCATCTGTACCCCTGTTACTTTGTATAGCGCCTGCTGCCGCGTATAAAGCTCTTGGAATAACTTTCAACTGGTTATCAATAACATCAGCTATCTGAAAACGGTACGCGCTAAAACTTGTTTTATCTTTACCGTCATACCATAAAAAAGCTTTACGATATTTATTGCTGGGTACGTCGCCAGATTCCGACCATTCCATTAATCTTTTTATAGACGCTTCTTTCTCCCACCCTGTTTCCTTATCCGCCATTGTTAAATTTTGAAAAGGAACAACAGCTTTCATGCTTTGTATCTGCGCTCTTTCATTCATGGCAAACGTAACAAAACTTGTCTCCCATAAATCCACTTTAGTTAAATAACGGATATTTGCTTGATTATCAAGCTCCGCTTCAACTATCGAATACCCTATAGACATACTATCTATTCCGCCAATCTTGATTAATTCCGCTACGTCTTTGGCCAGGGAATGCTTTTTAGGAAGCTTGCCAATAACCTGTAACCCCATTCCATCTTCTACTGCGGACACAATAACCCCAATCGGTTTATATACATCATGTTGGTATAATAGTTTAGGCATTCTTTTTTTAAGCGATGCCGTGAACGCTCCTTGTACTACAACATCGTTGCCCAAATCCTCATTACCGAATGTTGACGCGTATCCTGTAAATGTATAATACTCTGCTTCCTCACCCATTTCCTTTAACTTGAAAGGAATCGTAAGGCTTTTACGTTCTTTCTGACCAGGCCCGGGACGTTCTTCTCTTCGCATTTGTCCACCGCATTCAGGACACTGTATATCCTTACAGTGGATTTTAGACTGTTGTTTATAGCCACATTCAATACATTCACATTTAAATTCATTATCCATGTTATTATTCTCCTTACAGACGCTATTTATCCATCGCGCATACATCCAATCTATGATAAACCCAAGAATAAAGTGTCCCAGGCCTTGTTCCAGCGATCGCTTCAATATCACCTTCTTTAAAATCGGTTAAATCAAATGAAATATATTCTCGTTCCAATATCTCTTTATGAAGCCCGCATAGATCATCGCTTTCTTTAAAACAGGGGCACAAATTACAATACCTCTCATCTACTAAATCCACTTCTTTGTTTATTCTCATTTTATCCTCCATATTATTTAATCGGTAGATAAATAGCATCACATCTACACTCGATAATATTACCAGCTGAAGCTCCAAGCGAACTGTCTCCTGGAATCAGTAATCGTTCTCCACCGACTATAAATGGGTCGCCTAGTTCCTGTATTTGTCCATCGGCGAACACGTGTGCTACTCTTGTTACTTCGTCTAATGTGCTTACCCATTGTTTTACCAGCCTCATTTCTTTAAGCTGCTGCAAATTAACAGCTTCAACTAACTTAGTTTTCTCCGCCATTATCTGCGTCTCAGTGCCTGATATTACCGAAGCCTTTCCTTCAATACTGTCCTTAAATTTCTTTTTTACCTTAGATGCTATCTTTACCTTTGGAAGTTGTACGCCTTCCGCTGCTGCATCTATAATAACCGTATCAACTGTTGCCGCTATGTCCTCGCCAAGCGTAGATATTATTAAATCTGATTGATAACCTGTTTGTGCATTTATAAACGTTGTTAGCTGGGTATCAATCGCCATTGCTATTTCTCTATCAGTAACTGCTTTTATTGTATCACGCAAATTAAACTTAAACGCACGTGATATTTTTCTGTAATGCTCTTTTAGCATAGCTTGCAGATCAAGCTTATATTCCAATACGTCTAATACCAATTCGGAATTTATGTATGTCGACTCAATATCATTTGCTATCGTAAGAAATAATTTCTTCAATGATCTTTGGAATGATACTTCCAGCCCAAACTTCATCGCTAAATCTAATGCTGCTCGTCTTCTTGGTGTCGTCATTCGTTTTCCCTAAATGTAATCTCGCTTGGTTTAAATACCCTTACGTTAATAGGATCAGGAACAAATATTAAACCTATTTTCTTGTCACCATGCGTGTTATTTATTTCTTGCCTTAATAATGCACGATATTCCGCTGAAAAAGAATCTGGCAATATTAAAATGTCACCCTCTACTAAAGAAACCTTCTTAATACTATTTACAATAATTGATCTTAACGTGAATTCATTCATTTTTCATGACCGATAATAGGGTAGAACATTCAATCGCCAGGACATAATTCCTCATGGTAATTATCAATACACAACGATCTACCCACCCTGTTTGTCTCTAAATCAAGTATCCCTTTTTCAAGTTCAATAATATAAGTTTTTAACTTCTCGCAATCATCTTTACTTATAGTTATTTCCCCATTTGGTTCGCAAACATTACAGGGATATACAAAACCATGCTTATCTCTATATCCTTTTGCAAATATAACTGTTACGCTTATTAACAATACCGACATAATTACAATTAATTTCTTCACAAACCCTTCTCCTTCGAGATATCTTCTATCTCTTGATCAGAATATTTGCGTAAACCTGTTTGTTTGTCCATCTGTTTACTCATAATCGAAACAAATTTACTTTTAATATCTTCATCTTTAATTACAGGCTCTGGCATGGATTGCATGGGAACAGGTGTTGGTTTATTGTTCGCATAAACATCACCGTCTGGTCTGGCGTCTAATCCTTCAATATTACGTAATTCATTGATTGTATATACTCCGCTTTCCTTTTTTCTTTTTGTTTCTTCGGCTCGCCTAAGTTCTAATGCTGGAATATCTTTTTTATCGTACCATAGTTTAAATTTTGACGGATCAATACCAAATCTAGGAAGCAAGAAGTTAGAAAGTTCTTCATATAACCTGGATACGACTGGTAAAACCGCCATGTCGTATAATGCGTATTTAGCTTCTTTATAATTGTTAAGCGTCATCTGATCAGGAGATATTAACGGAAGCGGTATATTGTAAATATTGTATATTGCTGCGGTAACTTCCTTTTTAAGTTCCAGGAAATCCATGTCCTTCATTGACTTAGAAAACTCGCTGAATGTAGCCTTTGAATTATCTATAATCGGAATTTGGCCTGCATTATCTGCGCCTGCCCATTCACCATCAATTTTTGCTCGTAACCGTTCCCTTTGTTCATCCCCCAACTCGCCTTCAATAGATAATATCCCTGAAAGTCTTGCGCCTTTAAGAAGAGTGGATAGATTATGGCGGCTGGAATTTAAGTGCTGCTCAACTTCATAATGGACTATGTCAAGAGGAGAAAGTCCTTCATTCTGCCTGGAAGATTTTGGGTTAAACATTTTAACGTGCCAAAGCTCTCTCTCTTTCCCTGAATCGTAGTATCTGAACCTGCCTTTGACCGTGCTTCGCTCAAATTTTATCTCGCCGCCCATGCCGTGCACATTATACCTGTATAATTTAACATATGGATCAACATCAGATGTTTCCAGTTCAATATAATCAGGTGAAACCACGTCTAACTCTAATGGCGATTTCTTAACATCACCTAATGCGAGTAAATATGATTTGCCAGCAGTCAAATAATAAGCTGCGTAAGCTTTGATAAACTCTGATCTTGTTTTATCAGGGTTTAGCAAGGTTAAAAAACTTTCAAGATCAGAATTCTCAACAAAAGTTTCTTCTTTTATATCATATAGCCAGGGTTTAATTGACGCTGCTTCATCTGATACCATTCCAACAGCTTTCCCTACCGCGGAGATTGAACAGTAATACACGATAGCCTTATATGCCGTCATATCTCTTCCGTCATCAATTATACCGGGCATACGCGACTGCAGAATATCGCTGATGCCGATCGTGGTTAAAGATTTCCGTTGCGCTTTAGATTTGCCAAAATTCATGCCGAATATTTTCATGCCTTATCCTCATTTAAAAGTATCCTTGTTGTGAAAGCTAATACTGCTTCCCTGGTTAAATTATTTCTGCTTAAATTATTCATATCAATCCCTGTTACCATACCGTCACCTTACTTTTTGCGCCTGTTTTGAGCGCTAACAATACAGCGTCTCGTAAATCGTCATGTTTAGGGTAATTATCTATCAACTGTTCTACTAACATGTTTCTTAACTTTATTGGTATAGACCTTTTTATCCATACTCTACCGTTTTCAAACTTTGATGATTCTCTTTCCATGTTTGCAATTTTGTCTTTTACATGATCAACAATTTTTACTGGTAAATCCGTCCTACGCTTTACTTCAAGAGCGAAATCCTTGAAACCCGCTATACTTTCAATCTCTACTTTCGTAAACCCATGCTTTTCATCGAAATTCTCTAGTGTAATTATTCTTTGATTCAAACTTAAATGATCGTTAACCAAATCCTCAATATAATAATCGTTTACGCCTGGAGCATCTGCTATCTCTGTTTTATATACTGCTGCCATTGCTGTATAATCGTTTATTTCTTTTGCGCCAACTGAAGGATCAACCCCGCAAATCTTTTCTAAAACTCGTTTCCCTTCAGGAATTTCATCGTAATATTTGATGAAATGTTCCTTGATTATACTTTCATCGGCCGACCCTCTTTGATTCATACGTTCCCGATTAAACGCTCGTGTCCCCATCAACTCTTTTTCGTCCATTAATGCCTCGTATGATCTAAACTCTGGCCATAAAACCTTTTGTTTTGCGTCATCTAAAATAGCTCTAAACGTTTCCAGCTTTATATCAATTGTTTTAAGCTTCTTATCTTTAAGCTCGCACATTATGTCAGCTTTATTAACTGCCGTACCCTGGATATGTACGCAATTATTCTTTGTGCTTGATCTTGCAGGATACAATGTTGACCAGAACCATTCATTGACTTTCTTAGTAGATTCAATACTGTGAATATGGCTATCATCATACAAATCATCTGCTACAATAAAATCAGGCCGTATATTATCAAAGTTTATGCCTCTAATAGATTCTCCCGCGCCAACCGCGGTAAATATTACTTGAGGCCTGCCTTCTGTTTGTAAAAGAACTATTTGTTTCTCTGTCCATTTAATGCTGCCTATTAAATCACCGTATATTGATCTTAAAGCTTTGTTATATTCCAGCTCATGCTTGATAGATATGTTGACCGCTATAGCCTTTGATGCTGTTGATTGTACGTTCAAATAATGTTTGTAACTGCATGGATGCTCTAAAGCCAGGTATAACGGCACTAGAAAACATTTTATTAACGTTTTTCCAAACTCGCGTGGCGCTTCAGTCACTGTAAACGACTCATGCATTATGTCCACGAAATATTGATGCATCTGCGTACAAAATGGTAATGTAAACTTTTCTGGGAACAATAATGCACCCCATTCCAGGACGTTCCCTGATTTACCGTACCTGCGTATCAATTCACGCCTGGCCTGATCCGCTATTATTTGACGTTGTTCATCTGATATTTTCATGTTAAATAAAAAAAACCCATGAAACAATAACGCTAATTAAAGCGTGCTTGTCTCACGGGTTTTTCCTCGTTGAGTTTTTATATTAATTGCAATTCAATGAACTATACTGATTTGCCCTCTATTACCCTGCACCTTTCATAATCGTAATTCTTACAATCGTCTGAATGTACACACCGTATTTTTGTTCTTTCACCTAAAGTATCGACAATTTTTATCCCACCAAAATAGTCAACACAATTGCACTCCGTTAATACTACAAACTTTGGCTCGAATTTTAAATCATTCATTACATATATCCTGGTTTATAACCCCTTTATCCAATCTCGCTGATCTTCTTACACTGTCTAACGGCCGCCTTACAAGTGAATTAGAAACAACAAACCGTTTAATAATATCTTCACTTAACACTGGATTATTTGAAACAAAACTAATTTTCCATCCGTTATCTAAAGTTATTCGCTTACTCATTAACTAATCTCTGTCTACATTTATCCTGTTCTCAATCTCTATCTTAACCATTACCAATTCACCGTTCTTAAATCTTACTTTGAGATCACCCCAGAATAATTCAGGATTGATCCCATTTTTCTCAATGATCATTAACAACGTCGTCTCTTCAATGCTAGACAATTCTACATCAGCCATTTATTTGAATCCTTTAAATACCTTACTGCCAACTTTTAAATCGAATGCTGATTTCTCTAAATCTAAGATTATATTTATCATTCTTTATCTAGCTTTGCAAGCTTTTTAAGCTCTTTTATTGACAGCGGCTTGAAATCAGTAGTCACACCCATCTTTCCTGAATGCTCTAGTTTCTGCTGTAAAGCAAATTCCTTCCCATGCTTACGCTCAAGATACCAGGCACTGGCTTGCCAGTGAGTTAGCGCAGCTTTTAAAACTAAAGCTATACAACGCTTCTTTGGCTCTAGTTCAGCCTTTTCGATTTCAGCTTTTCTAGTTTTATTTCTAAGCCATTGATAATAAGCTTCTCTACTAATACCAGCAAACTTGCAGGAATCAGTTATACTGTTTCCTAATCTTAAATTGTCTAATAATAATTTATAGGCTGCTTTTTTAATCATTTTGTGTCATTTGTCAAAGTGTTCATGTCCAATTATTCAAACAATATCCTGAAAATCCTTATTTATTGGGCATTTTCGTTAAATACTTAAAGTAACACTTTAACTTTCTTTCGATTCCCTATACTTATCAATGATTTTCACTAAATACTTAAAGTAATACTTTAACTATTCACTATTTTGGGCTGCCAGCCTTTTTTTTGGCTGCCAACAAACATTAAGCCTTTAATTATAAAGAGTTTCGTGACATCCTTAAGACTTTACTTTAACTTTTAATTCCTAAAGCTTTTTATCTCCCTGCAGTTCTTAATGATTGCAGTTTGCGCTTTTAAGGAATTGATAGTAAAATGAGCACCATTTTTAATATCTTCTGCAGGTCGAGAGTTGTCAAAGCTATAGACAGTTGCTCCCATTTAGTGCTACTTTTACACACTTTTTTTTGTTGTTAAGCTAAGATAAGTTTAACTTAGCTCCCTTAAAAGTACACGCTTACATGCTGCCCCTCAGACTACCAGCCTGCTTACTCCTACATCTTCAGCAGTGTCTACTGCCCGATATCTTGTTTATCAGCTCTCGTCGTGTCTACAGTAAAACAATATATCTAAAAAAAATATTATGAATGTATTATATAAAAAACTATTTAAGTTAATCAAACTTAGAAACATTTTTATTTCCTGTGAAATGAGCACCCCAACGCTGTTTATAGCCATATGTATCAGTCTTTTTATGACACTCATGGCATAGGGTTCTGCCATTCTTTAAATCGTACCTTAATTCTGGATGCACTGATTGTGGCTTAATATGATCCGCCTCAAGTGTTCTATTATGCACCCCACAAATAACGCATGTAAAATTATCCCTCTTAAACACACTCATACGCCAATGGCGATATTTTGCACAGGTCTTTTCTATTTTACTCCGCTTAGTTAAACCACCTTTCCAAAGATGTGATTTATCCCCAAGATGCACTGATAAAGAACATGCTTTTGAACAATAACGCTTCCGCTTCTCTGATGTCTTAAACTCAATACTGCAATGAGGGCAAATACGGTAATAAGTAACACGCCTATTTGACCAACATTTTCTAGAACAATACTTTTGTTTGTAATTCCCATAATCATTTACAGCATAATATTCTTTACCGCAAATAATACATTTCCCAACTCTTGCTCGACATAAATGTGGATATTTTTTACCTTTTTTACCACTTGGTCGCCTAGCCCTCAATGTAGAACCACATTTTCTTGAACATGTCCTCTGCTTTAGAGACCCACTTATTGGGTAAAAACTTTTAGAACAAATACAGCATTGTAATGAAGTTTTTATCTTCCTATTTTCCCCATGCTACCCATCGATCATTCTTAATTTCCAGCTTGTAACCTTCGGTGCTTAGTTTGCTATATATTTTTGTTTGATCCTTTTTATCTCTGCAAGTAATTATTATTTGAAAACTTTGTATAGGCACGTCGGGAACAGCGTCCGGATCCTTATCACTCTCTACCGCCCCTATAATTTTATCTAAATCAATATCATCAAACCCTATATCTTGCAACACCTGAATATCAATAGCTTTCAACAATTCTATATCCCATGTACCGGCATGAGTATTGCTAATCAAATTATATTCTTCAATTTCTTCTTTTGTTAATTTTCTGTTAGGTACTGATACAGGTATGCTTACTAAACCCATTTCACGCAAAATGGTTACACGTTGGTTTCCTGCTACGAGAGTTCCGTCCGTATCTATTACTGGAATTTCGGGGAGTCCGTATTTATTTAAAGATGCCTTGAGGATTTCTTTTTTTTCGGGGCTTAATTTGCGGGGATTTTTTTTGTAGGTTTTTAAATCATTCAAATTTTTTATGACTGTACGCCATTTTAAACTAGAATTATTTTTCGCCAAAATCGTATTACCCCGCTATAGAAAAAATATAAAACTAAAATTACTTTAGTTATTACATCTATAGTAAGTATAACATATGATAAACGATTTGTCAATTATTTGCATTACTCTTCCAAATCTTTTATAATTTTAATTATCTTATCTAGCTGCTTTATAATCTTGTCTAACCTGTCTACAATAACATCTGTATCATCAACCCCTGTTTCTTCTTCGACGTATCTTGACGGAATATCTTCCACGACGATCTCGCCGTCGGATAAATCACCATTAAAATATCTATCGTCAGAAAAACAACTGCAAGGTAAAACAAATAAAAACAATAATAAACAAATCAATATTCCTGGCTTGCGCATAATTCTACTCTCCTTTTATCTTTAATTTTCTATGTTTTTCAATTCTTCTTCGGATTATTACTCAAACTTAATAATTACATCAAGTTCAATTTGTTCCTTTTTCATTTGTAGTCCTTTTAAAAAGTTACGCTTGCCGTCAAAACAGATGCCGCAAGCCAGTATATAAATCGCCTATAATCGCCATTAAACAAATAAATCAGGCTCGCTGACAGGTCTAACAGTATCAACAGGCTCGGAAAAATCAAATTTACATTGATTTGCTTCATTTGCAATCCTATTTTTTGCCACTTCACAATATTTTTCTGATATTTCTATACCTATCCACTGGAGACCAAGTATTTCGCAGGCAACGGCAGTTGTTCCACTACCTAAATAAAAATCAGCTATTACATTATTTTGTTTTGAGTAATTTTGTAATATTTTAGTTATTAATTTTACAGGTTTTTGCGTGGGATGTTCCCGTGTTTTTTCTTTACCAATTAATCCATTGTATTCAACTGTATATTTCATTACGCTTTTTCTTTTCGATGTTGTATATATAAGCTCACAATCACTAAATGTTAGCATTGTGTTTAACTTATCCCAAACAAGCCAATGTGTTGATACTGGTAATAAATCAGCAAAGAAATTTCCACCGAAAATAATTGATAATTTGGATATTTTAATTATATTATCAAATATGTCCTTAATTGGTCTTTCATTATCCCAAGAATCGTCATAAGTCCGTCTCATTATAGGTTTAGTCTTTAAGCCCCTAAAGCCCCTCGTTCCTACACCATTAAAACCATTTGCAGCTTTTATCCCATACGGGGGGTCAGTCAACACCAAATCCACGCACTTATCAGACATATCTTTCATAATATTCAAACAGTCATCACAAATTAATACTCCATTTTCAGTTTCATAGTATTTATTCGGATGTTTTCTTAAAGTTTCTAAAATATTCATAAAAAATTCACCGTGCAATAATTCCCTGTCTCGTTTTTTTGGAGCATTTTAAGGCACATTTCAACTTTAACAATTATCTTGACCTCACCTTTAAAAAAACCCTGGATCAATTTACCTATTTTAAAAATCTTTGACAGTTTCTTCAATATCTTACGTTTCATTTGGCTTGATATCCTTTAACACTCTTAATGCTTTAATTTAGTAATAACTTCACCATTAGGAGTTATCAACGTAGCTTTGGTAATTTTACTTTTCATGTCCGCTGCAATTAGATTCTTGCGTATTAAATCTTCAGTTAACATATCAGTATCAGCGAAAAAATACATTTTATACATGGTAGCTTTATCAATAAATCCATTTTTAAACATATCTCTAACCCTTAACTTCAACAGCTCCTTATCGCACCCTCTTTTTACAATTTCCTGCAGCGCTTCAACCATTGCATTTAATTGGCTATATTCTACTGTTTTACTCATGTATTCTCCTTATTTTTGATACCATACGGACATTGTAAATACTTATGGTTTAAACCGCTTGCATATAACCTACAAACAGGCGGCCTGTCCTCATAAATCATACAATCATATTTTTTATTCAAGAATGGACACGTTCCTTTAAAAGTCGTAATTGTATAATACTCTTTTTTAAAACCAGGCAAAAGTAAAAAAACCTTATACCAAAGCTTATTTTTATGTTTGTTATATATTTCCTTTTCAATAGGAATAACTCCGCAACAATCAGCTTTACATTGACCTGATTTTATAACATCTCTGCAAGTTTTATGAGTTAGTTTGCTAATCATTCTGGTTTTTCCTTGAGTAAATCTTCCATAAATTTTATATCTTCCTGCAACGCTTCTTGTAGCTTACCATGTCTTTTTGAAGATAAAATCAATCCACGCTTTTCAGCTATACTATGCAGATTTCTCCATTTGTTCATGCTTCATCACATTTCCCACACTTGCTACATTCAACTGTTGAATCATACGCACACAGTATCGCTTCCTCGTCCGGCTTGTCTAGTTCTCTGTCTAGTTCTTCATGCTTTAAATCATTTAATTCTTTCATAACTCTCCTCTTATGCTTTGTCAGCTCCGGCTTATACATATCCAGCTTTTTTGATAGCCAGTTGTGTTCTCTATTATATTCTATAATTCCAGTACAACCGCCTATGTCCTTACAATTATCATCACAATCGTTACAGGGATAGAATATTTCCTTAAACTCCGCAAGTATTTCTTTCTTGTTCATACACACTCCTATACGTCTAAGGTTTTGTTCTTCCTTACAAACCCTCTCTTTGCTTTTTTAGGCACTATAATCCCACATTTCCCACATTTGTAAACTGGGGTAGAATAAGTTTTCGACCACGGTGGTGTGCCTGGTGGGCAAATCTGCTCATCTTTTCCAATTACTTCTAATTCATGTATATGTTCTTTCATACACTCTCCTATACGTCTAAGGTTTTGTTAAATTATTTTTATTTCTGCAAAAAAGCCCAAACCAGACCAAACAACATCCCTAAGATAAAAGTCAACACATACGACACCCACTTGTCCACAAACTCCTCAACCCTGTCAAACCAGCCCTTCTGCCCCAGTCCGTACTTCCTGTAAAGGCTTCGTTTCATTTTTGACCTCTCTTACCTCAAAAAAGGATTTATAATCAACCTTACACTTTGTTTTTTTAAATACCCAAAAATAACTATGAAATTTTCTTGCGTGCTGTTGTTTCCTTCCATCGGTTATGCGATTCTTCGCCAAAAGAATGAATAAATCCTTCGGATAAAAGCCATGTTTTATTGCCTCATACATAATCCAGCAATGAGAAAAAAGGTTTAAACCACCTGAAACTACATCTTGGCATTTGAATATAACAATCCCATCTAAACACAATATACGATAAAATTCTTTTAAACTATTAGAGTACATTGTTTTTAATTCGTCAAAATCCTTAAATGCAGTAAATCTTTTACTTATTATACCGCTTCCCTTTTTAGAATCATTGTAGTTTTGGCCACTAATAACAAAAGGCGGGTCAAACATAATGGTTTTTACACTTTTACTTGGCAATGGCAATTTATCGCTTGTAGCTTCTATAACCACTGAACACTGTGGCGTTTTGTCAAATTTATACTTAGGTGATACCAATTCCTTTTTATAAAAGTTACCTATTGAATATGTTGGGTCACAATCAATGTAATTATTATTTGAGTGAAGAAAAAGAATATCCTTTATAATCTCCTGTTCATCATACGAAATGGTTGATATTATTTTAGTTCCAAATAATGTATTTTGTCCATAATCCATGAATTTTATTTATTCTTTATCCAACATTTATGTTTGCTTAATTCTTTAAAAGCTTTACTTATAACGTGTTTTAATTGGTACGCTAAAATGTTTATTCTTATACCTGCACCTTCTATCATTATGCAATATTTTTGTTTGCCTCTCCACCAATAATGCAATTCGACATCGCATTCAAGTTTTTCCGCAAGTTTATGTAAATTATTCATGTGTTCTTTTTTCTTCTATAAAATAATCTTTAGTCATCAGCGTTGCCGTCACCAAATTCAGAGCCAAGTCCATCGCCAGCACCATTTCCATAGCCAGAGCCATCACCAAAGCCAGAGCCATAGAAATCACCAGAGCCATAGCCAAAGTCAGAACCAGAACCAGAAACAGAACCAAAGCCAGAACCAGAACCAGAACCATAACCAGAACCATAACCAAAGTCAGAACCAGAACCAGAACCAGAACCAAAGTCATAGCCATAACCAAAGACAGAACCAGAACCAGAACCATAACCAGAACCATAACCAAAGTCATAGCCTTTATCAAGTCCATCACCAAAACTATTTATTGTTTCCATTCCTTAACCCCTTCTATACAATCTTTAGTCATCGCCAAAACCAGAGCCAGAACCAGAACCATAGCCAGAACCATAACCAAAGCCATAGCCATCACCATAGCCAGAGCCATAGAAATCACCAGAGCCAGTTCCATTTGTAAATCCAGAGCCAGAGCAAGTTCCATTTCCAAATCCAGAGCCTTCACTAGAGTCATCACTAGAAATCTTTACTGTTTCCACGATTTAACCCCTTCTATACAATCTTTAGCTTCTTGAGTCATGCTTAATACTTCAATAATCTCTGTTAATATAACTTTATCTACCGGCATTGCAAATTTACAATTTTCAGGTTTTGTTACGCCTTCCATAGCAAGTTGTGACAAAGACGCAGCACCGTCCCAATACCATATACGGATAGCGTTTACCAATGTACCTTCTTTTCCGTTTCTTTCTTTTAGATAGCCACAAAAAACTCCCGCTGAATAAGTTCTTACGCATACATAATCCATTTTCACTTCCTCTTTTACTTCCTCTTTTACTTCCTCTCTTCTTTCCTCTATAGCAGTTGTTCCAATATCATATAGCCTAGATGATACCTCTTTCACTTCCTCTTTTACTTCCTCTCTTCTTTCATTCATTTTACTTTCTCCTTTTAATATCAAATTTATCTAAAATCGTTTTACAGCATGTACATTTATAAAGTAGATGTTTCCTTTTTACTTTAATCCAAATGGCAGCTTTTACATTACAACATTTACTTAATGTTTTCATGGGAATAAACCTCTTTCACATCCCTCTTTTTTCTATTTTATACCCCTATCTATAATTTTATCCTTTTTTCTTTTAACATAATATATTTTCTCTATGATATCCAAAGCAGCATCAGGGCAAATCTTCTTTAAGTAAACTTTCCACAGAATGTTCCTTAAAGCGTCTATATTAAACTCGTATTGTATCGTTTCCCACTTTTTGTTACTCATTTATTTTGATTTCTTTTATTTTTGATTTTATTTCTTTCTTTAAAATATATGGAAAGTTACTCTGATTTTCAAATGAATTTCCTTCGTAATGTTCTTTACATGAATTTATCATATCAATAAAGTATTCGTTTACCTCTTTTTCTGCTCTATATAATACCAGGTCAATTGCAGATACACCATCTCGATAGTCCACACTTACGCTATACTTACCTAAAATCTTCCCCAGTTTACTCATTATTTACACTCCCCATTTTATTTTTAGTCATAAAACTTTTTTTTTGAATTTATATTCCGTGATTCTGTTTTCAGGCAACACGAAATCTATTCCCATAAATCTGAAAATATCTTTTTCTTCCCTAAGACGCACGATCTTTCCATTATCAATCTTTGTCAAATATCCGTCTTCGCTTTTATAGCCTCGATTTCTAAATTCTACCATAAAGGATCGCACAAACTCCATGCTTCCTGTTCTTATGAAATAGATCATCGCCCAAGTTTCAAGCGGACAGATAAACAAATCAATCTTATATCCTGCATAATTAAATTGTTTATACTTGCCGCCGTTCTTTGTAAAATGATATTCTATTTTATGTTCAACGAAATATTGCTCAAGAAAATATTTTTCTGGGATACACACGATTTCGATGTCTCCAGGATTCGGTGACTTTCTACGAATCGAACCGCCAATCTTTACGATCTGGCAAAACGGTTTTATTATCTCACAATATTTTATGGCCTGTCTAAGCATATCATCGTATAACATTATTTACACTCCATCTTTAATAGTGTTCGTCTCTAACGATGCGATCCTTCTCACTTCACCCCAGTCCGGGATCACTTTTATCCTGTGACATCTTTTACACTTCTTTCGTATTACCGGCATTTCAATAACTACACGTTCGCCCGGTTTATTATATTTAGCATCCACGTAAATCCCGATTCCCTCTGCTTCAATTTCGTCGTCATGGATACAATTCATCATAAACATAATAGCACCCCTAAAAGAAAAATCGCAAACACAAGGATCATTATACCTATATTTGCGATTTCATTTTGATGGTTGCTCGAAATCAATCTTTCTGAAATACTGTTTTTGTGTATTAAATCTTGACGGAGACGCAAAACCCGTGACACGATATTCTTTACCGCAATTCGAACAACGAATATGATCCTGGCGAATCGTCCAGCTCGATTGACCACATTCGCATATATACTGCTCAAACTCGTTTGGCATTATCTTTATTCCTTTCGGTTCTATTTAAATACCCAATACCCCACTTCTTAACATTGCGGTGAAGCTTTAAACCCTTTTCTTTGCTCACTCTTTTTTTAAGCTCTGCGATAAAAGTCTTTTTGTTTTTTATCATTGAAATAATAGTATCAACAACAATCGAATTCGAGAAACTCAAAAGCAATTCTTTCTCCCGAAGTTCCTTTGCAACATTTTTAATGAAAGCAATGTTTTCAATTAGTAAACTAAATCCGCAAATATCCTTTTTTGCCTGTGACATATTTCTGATTCTCCTTTATTTTTCTAAAGTATATCTTTTTTTAAAAAGTTTGTCAAGCAGGGCATGTTCACCGAATTCAAAAAGGCCACACCTTATAATTTGTACTCAAAATCTCTGTATTCATCAAACAATTTTTGCACTTTTATTGGCCGAATGTATGGCTTGATAGCATATTTAGTAGGTTTCCATTTGATATTGTATACGTTACCCATGCCGCAAATCCTTAAAAATTTATTCCATCTATTAAATAATTTTTTTATAGTAGCAGTACTTGGCCTCATTTTACATTTCTGCCATTTACGCATACTGGGGAATTCCTTATGTTTAGAAATATACAATCCCAAAGCCTTAATACATTTTATTTTTTGTTGTTGTGTTAGTACAGATAACTCCATATCTACACCTCTAGTTTTTCATTCATTACATTTTTAGCGTACACAAAGTTAAACACGCCGCACTTATCCAGTAGAATGATCTCCAGTACATACCTTTACTCAAATAAACTAAGCTGGCGCATATGTCTAGTATTATCATTAAAACTGGGAATAATTCATTTGAGTTGATTAGCTTCATTTTGTATCCTCTGCCTAATCTACACCTTGTAATTTATTAATAGCCTTATTTAATATTTTCACTCTTTCTTCATTATGTTTATTCATTGTTGCCCATATAGGGCTGGGGTCACTATCGGTTGTTTCCCAGTTACAAGAATAATTATCCCTGTAAACCTTTAGTATCCTAACAGGTAAATCATCATCTGGCGTTGCATCAACAAATTCAACAGGCGCCTGTGTTAGTTTAGGTAATTTCATATCTACACCTCCAGTTTTTTATCCAGCTCTTCATGTAGCCAGGTATTAAATTTTAAGAATGATTTTAATCGTTTACATTCTTTGGGGTCATCAAAATTTAATTCCGCTGTGCATCCATCTTCGCAATACTGGCATGGGTGAAGTTTTTTTTCTAATTTTTTTATGATTTTACTTTTATTCATACAAACCACATCTAACTATATGTCATATTTTTTTCAGTCCGATAACCTATCAATAGACATTATCGTAATTATATCCTTTACCCTTTTGTCGGGATACTTTTTAAAATATTCTCCCACTGTTAACTTTTTTTCAACATAACTGTATCCAAAATCATTATTTATGATTTCCGATTCTTTATATACAGGGATTCTTTTTGTCATACATTTTAGATAAATGTCATTATAAATCTGGTCTTCAAACTCTGCGTAATTATTAGAATCTATCTCAAGAATCCCTGATATTGGATACATTGTGTCGTCTACTACCGCCGAATAATGCCAGACTGCTAATAATAAAAGAATTAATAGATGTCTCATTGTGTATATGTACTAAAATATACATCGAACATATCGCCAAAGTCTTCATAACAGGATTCGCATAATTCTTTTTCTACGCCGACATATTGATATTTATTGACAGCATCCTCAAGCGGCCTGGGATGAACATAGCCATAAAATACTTTTTTTACATCAGAACTAACTTCTACATTACATCTGTCACAATAATACTTTGTAACTACTTCTGTGATTACGATAGTTTGTGAAAATGCAGCACAGCTAACAAATAACATTAAACTAAGCATAACTAATAATCTTCTCATTACATTCACCTCACCTTTATTTTTTTTAAATCCATACATTAAACACTTAAAACCATAACATTTCTATACGATACTACATACAAATCCTCCTTTTTCCAAATCTTTATTTAACTTCATCATAATCTATCCTGATAATCTCAACGATCGTGTGTGGATTTACTGAATAATACTTTTGAGTGTGGCAATCCACAATTTGACTATCGTCATTATAGAATATTTTATTCATGGAATCGCAAACGAGTTTTTCGTAATTATCAAGATCCGGTTTGACTATCGGTCTTAAAAGTCCGGCCTCCGCAAGTACTTGTTTCTTCTTAGACATTGACTTTGGGATCGCCCTATATACTATAATTTTTAAAATGACCGCACCTAGAAACGGCGCACTTGGTCTGTGTGCGAGAATCTGCATTTTAAAGTCATGCTCCGCAATCTTCGTTTTCTTTGGCGTGTATGCCATTACGTGTTTACCCCGGACAGAAAACCGGGGCCGGCCTTTAGGCGTTGGATTCCCTATAACCTCAAATTTTATTATTCTCATTTTTTTGTCTTTCCCTTGATCTTCTCCGCATAAGTATTCAGACGATCACGAAATCCTATCCATTGTTCTTTTGACATAACGTTTTCATCTTTCACATTGATTGATTTTGCATACTTGACCAGGAACTCTTGAAATTTAGCATACGGAATATTATTTTTCTCGCAAATATCGTTACATTCCGTCAATATTCCATCAATGGTTTGTTCCACTTTAGGATCTGCGTCTTCTTGTACCGGCTTAGCGTCTTCTTCGTCTGTGATTCCCTGTTCGTCTATATTTGATTTCTCGATAATAGGATTTTCGTCAATAGGCGCAGGAAGCATCACGTCACTTGAAAATAATGTCCGGCCACTTGCGATCAACCTGTTTGCTTGATCAAGATTGATTTGTGGAAGTTGTATCTTCATCGTGTAATGAGTTTGTTTCTTTTGATCGTGATGCGTCTCGAGCGCTTCTCTTTTAAGTATAAGCGGTACTCCAGGAGTAATAGGTTTGCGGAGCATTCCTTCTGCGTACTTGATCCCGGAAATTATGTCTGTAACCGAGTTGACCGAAGATGTGCGGATTTGATAAACCCCTGCAAGATTCACTTTATAAAGAATCACAAAAAGAAATCCGATCTCATTACAATCTATACGGACTTTCTCTCCCTTCGCTCCAATCCCAGTGAAATGTTCGCAAGGACACGGTCTTTCCTGCTTTGTCCCTATGTCAAGGGCAATCGTACCATTACCCAAACATTTAAGACCTGCCGTTGAACCGTACCGTCTCATTGAACACGGAATAGTTACTGATGGATCAGGTGAGGGAATCCAAATGTCAAGCTGTGTCGGAGTCTCTCCATAAATCTTTTTAACTTCGTCTGGAACAATAAAATGCGGCGTCTCTTTTGGGTACGTACAATAAAAACATTCGTCTTTTCCATCCCTGTGTTGACACTTCGGGGTTTTAGGTTTCTTCACTTTCATTCCTAATCTGATCTTGCCTAGAAGTGGAAGACGTAGTTTATCCCCAAATCCAGGTATACTTGTAAATTTCTTATCCATAATAATTCACCGCCTTTTTTATTTTAATATTTCGATCGATTCATTGATTAAAGCCTGCACCTTGCGTTGTTTTTCTTTCCCTGACTTACTCCCCATTACATTATATGTTATGGCTTTTAATTGTCTTCTTAATTCCATCAACTTGAATCTATCGGAAGAATTTTTCAAGGATTCTTGTCTTTCTTCCTCGTCCCGAATCTTCTTTTCTTCCGCTTCTTTATGTTCCCTTAATTTTTTTTCTACGGCTTCCTTTTCTTCCCGAGCTTTCTTTTCCCGGGCGCTTGATTCTGCCTTGAGTTTTCTCTCACGTTCTGCGGCTTCTTCTATGGTCTTTCTTTGTTTGGCTTCCGATTCTTCCTTGAGTTTCTTTTCTCTTTCAGCGGCTTCCGCTTTGACCCGGTCATTTTCCGCTTTGACCCGAACGTTTTCCGCCCTGATCCGCTCTTGATCCGCCTTTGCCTTCTCGTCTGCGATCCGCTTGTCTTCGACTTCTTTCTTTTCTCGCTCGATCCGTTCTTCTTCCATTCGCTTTTCGACTTCGGCTCTATGAGCGGCTTCCTCTTCGGCTTTTTTATTCACGATAAAATTTTCCTGCCTGTCAAGATATTCTTCGATAGGAATGATCAAGTGTTTCAATACATTTGCGATTCCATCGAGTGCTTTTCCTTCACGCAAAATATCTGCTTTTAATTCTTTGCGTGTGTTCTCAATACGGATTCTTTCTTGACGCAGAAACAAACGTCCCTCTCTTGCCATTTTCATTTCAGCAACTTGGTCTTCGTTTACCACAATAAGAGATTCCGTCTTCTTTTCCCATTCTGCCGCAAGTTTAAAATAATGTCCAAACCTTTCAAGCAAGGTTTGCGCCTTTGGTTTACTCAAACCGACTTCTTCAACCATGACTTGAAGCATGTTTTCTGTTTTAATAGTTTGATTTTGATCCATTTACCTTTTTCTCCTTTGTCATTTTAAATTTCCTTTTTTAAAATTTTCGGCAGCTTCGGAAATGCTTTGATATCAGCTCTTTAATCCCGGCCTCAAACTCTCTACAAGACAAGCCGCCGAATTATATTATTTGATTGTTACCACATGAGTGACGTCTTCACAAAAACAAAAAGGACAGCACTCCGGTTCTTCATCAAAGACGCAAAATTCTTCCTTACAAGCATCACACTTGAATATTATTCCTTCAATCTCGCTTCTACCGTCATCGTTCGGATTTAACAACATTTTTTCTCCCATCTTTATGCCATTTAACCGACACTGATTCGGACGTTTCGACCTTTGACGCCCTGGCGATCTCCTCTCTTGTTAACCGGGTTTTAGAAAATTTCGCTTCTTCTTTGTATTCGTATTCAATATCAACTTTCCCGGCGAGAGCCTTCTTCGCCTGTTTATCTTTCATCACTATAAGTAGTTCGTTTTTTAGCACGGTCATTTTTTTATTGTTTACGTTTGTTGCGTCCATAAGCTCCCGAAGATCAAGAGCTTTTGCGACAATATCTTTCTCATTTAGGGATATAACATCCTTCCTGTTGTCAACCTCTTTTTTATAATTTTCATAACAGACGCCAAACCACCGACAATAGGAGCAGTGCCAGTCATTAATCGAATACTGTCTTTTGGGAAGTGTTTTTGTTTCAACATATTTGTCTATCTCTTCGAACCTGAATTTTGCTTTCTGAATTACGCCCTCAAGAAATGTTTCTTCTCTTTCTTCTAATACGCCAAACGGATTATCCTGATAGTTCATTCTGAACAATCGCGCCTTTGCAATATCTGTTTGATCGTCATACTCGATAATATATTCGATAAACCTTGAAGTGTCTTTGTTCTTCACAAGCAAGATTGCTCGAATAATTTTTCCGAGAAACTTTTTCAATCCCACGAGATAATGACAACATTGCGAGATTTGATCAGCCGGGATAGATTTACCTTCTTCCCATGAATCAAACGTAAAACGATTAAACGCTTTGTGTTCAATCAAAAAATCTTCGCCGTTGGGATCAGTCAATAGCCAATCTATATGGCCGGAAACATCTTTTCCGTTGACCTGGTAAGGGACAACGTCGAATTGCTCCGAGTGCACCTTATACACGGATTTCCTGATCCAGTCTTCCGTTAGTTCTTCCGCCCAAGTACCCTCTTCAAAAATTAATATCGCACGTCCCGGGAATGGTTTAGGTGGTATTTTTAAAGCATGATATACCTGGCTTCTCAAACATCTGCTTCCGAATGAGGCACTACTGCACCTGTGGCTGTAGGGCACATCTTTTTGTTCCATTTGAGCCAATTTTACGATTAAATCTGCTAACATTTTGACCTCCTGTATTTATTATATATAATGCAATTTTCTTGCCAAAAATTCCAGCCCAGCTTAACCCCGATTTAACAAAAAACACGCTTTTTACCATTCTCGCTTCGTTTTATCCCATCCGGTAGTCAAATAGTGCACATTCACCATTGAAACTGCATTTACGAATTGTTGCCATATTGGAAACAGTGCATTCCACACATTGTGAGCGTATTGCTCTAGCCCTACTGCCCCGTCCTGTTTTTATTCTAAATTTGTACAAACTACATTTTTTGTCTACGCATAAACCCACTTCGTGTAAATTTCCGTTCATACATTGCAAGCAAAATTCTTTTATAGCTTTCTTTCTGGTTAACTTCTTTTGTCTCGTACTCATTTTATCTCCCTTATTGCAATGACTTGACCGCAGCCACAAAGGCAAGGCCTGTTAATTGCATCACCAGTTTTATTGTGTCCGCGGATTCCCCGCATCTAAAACAAAGTCCATGATTATTTTTTACTGAAAACGTCGCCGATCTAGCTCCTTTACAGAATGGACAAAAAGCTCTTTTGTTCCGCTGTATTTTAATTAAATCACTAATCGGATATTCTCTCGCACGTTCGATCATAAAGTCCGTGATCCTCTCCCGCTCGATCTCTTTACTATTCTCAATCATACACAAAGCGTAGACAAGAGATTTCAGTCTCTTTTCATGTTTTGGGACTTCCGCATTATTATAAAAAGCCTTGCGGAGCTTGTACTCCATCCCGCCTATTCTGTTTGCCTCGTATGTATCGTGTGCCAACTTAATAAAATCTCTTTGAAAATCAATCTTTGATTGCAAATATCTTTTCTTCGCGTCCTTTATGAAATCCGGACAAGTAACCTCAATTTTTTTAATAAAAAAAGCAAGCTGATCCCGAACTTTTTTATCGTGTTCAGGTTTAACAAGCATTAATTCTTTGCTAAGAGAGATGTCCCGGTCATCAATTTCCTGCATTTCCTTTGGGAATTTATGCCATAGCTCACGTTCGATAATGGCTATACGTTTTCTTAAATCCGTGATCCCCTCTAATTGTTTAGAAATATTGGTTGACATTCTCCCATTCTCCCACAGGGTCTTTCGATCTATCTTCAATCAAAAGATTGTTTTCGTGCAGCATATAAATATTTGCGAATCTTCCTGTCCTTCTTGATTTTACAATCTTGACCTTCGTTTCCTTAGTTGCGTCAATGGACGAATTGTTATCGCCTGTTGTTATCTTGCGGCATACGAGCATAACAAAATCTGATTCCTGCCCGATAAATGATGAATCACGAATATTGTACAGGGTCGGTTCTTTACCAGGCTCAACTTTTGCCAAATGGCATATCAAAAATATAACGATCCCATGTCTCAATGCGAGTTTTTTTAAGTGTCGCATTACCCCGCCAATGAATAACGAAGAGTTCCCGGAAGCGATCATCTTAAAATCAATGATATAATGCAAGTGATCTATAAAAATAATGTCCGTGTTAAACTTGATCTTTCCTTCAATAATTCTTTCTTCGATCCAGTCAAGTTGACTTGAGATCATTTTTTCTGGCAAATAAAAGGAAGGTAATTCAGGAAATTTATTGAAAAAGTGAGCGGAAGTATCTTCGTATGAAAACCATAAACATTTTTTGTTTTTCTTCTCGTAATTCCACGTCAGTGTGCGAGCTAAAGTTGTTTTGCCGTGTCCTGTCTCTCCAGAAATAACACCCACTTCGCCACCTTGTACGCCTTCAAGTGTTTTATCCAGGATAGATATTCCGCTATAATGTGATATTGCCTTTGGCTGCCCTGCGATCTTGGATTGCATTTCTCGCGACTCAATAACTCTATCCACGCCTTCGTAATTATGGAGCTTTTCTTCAAGAGCAATGATCCTTTTCGTTTCGTTATTGTGATCTACCATACACTTTCCGCTTTATTCTTGTAATTCCCTTCAAGGATTTTTAAATAGTTTTTGTCGTTATTGATCAGCCAATCAACGGTCACCTTCCAGCCCGGGTGCTTCTCGCTAGGTACTTCTCCACGCAAAAATTTTGATTCTGCTATTCCCTGGAGAATTTTGTCAAGATTCTCCGGGAATATCTTTTCAGAAAATCTTATCTTGAGTTTATCGCTCCTTGACTTTGATATATTTTTCAACCCTGGCAAAATTGGAAACCTAGCCACTAGCTCATTCCATTTGGTAAGAAAGAGTGCTTCGAATTGCACAAAAGAAGTAGTAGTAGTATTCTTTTCTTTTCTTTTCTTTTCTTTTCTTTTCTTTAGAGGCCTTTTGCAGGCCTTTTGCAGCCATTTTGCAGGCATTTCTAAATTTAGCGCTTCGCATTGATTTTTTCGATAGTCTTTGCTTTCGGATCCTTTACTAGAATTACACTTTGCACACAAAGGCTGAATGTTGTCTAGGCGTTCGCTACCACCTTTATACAAGGGTATTATGTGATCTTTTACTACTCCATTAAGATTACTTTCACCATTGCACTTCACGCAAGTGTGACGGAAAAACTCTTTCATTTCTTCCCATTCTTCTTTTGTATGCGTACCCCTTTTTCGCGCGTCACTTAGGCGTTTTGAACGGTTCTTTTTAGACATTTCTACACCTTCGCCGTCATTTTCAGATTTAATCCATTTTTTACTACCTGCAATTGACCTTTCTATGCTTAAATCCTTTCTTTTTTTAAGCCTTACTTTTACAGATTTAGATGTTATTTTATTATCTTTCGCTATAAATAATCCATAGTTTTCAATCACATCTTTAATCTTTGATTCTTCAACACGTAATCGGTATGCTAGCAATTTATAATCACAATCAATATGACCACTATTATTGTACATTATTTCTATAATTGCCCAGTATAAGCCATAGCCTTCCCATCCCAATGACATAAGTAAGTTAATTATTTTTGGGTCTTGCTGTGCATTATAATCGTGAGAAAAGTATTCTTTAGTAAACTTTTTCATTCCCATTCGTCATCTATTATAAAAAATAAGACCATCGTTCTAATCTTCTAAAAAAAAGAGACACGGCCAGCCATATGCATCCGCGAAAGAAGATAGGGACTTGACCGTGCCATATATTGAATTAATTATTTTTGGTTTTGTGATTTTTCGATTTCGCGGATGTTTCATTAGTCATATATTACAAAACTTTAAAACCTTTGTCAAGTTCTTTATAAAATATTTATTTTCATTTCAATAATTTGATACCGTATTTAAGTATTTTGATCAATAATTTATCTCCAGCCGTCGCATCAGCCGCATCAGCCGCATTAGCCGCATCAGCCGCATTAGCAACAGCATAATACGCAGCAGAAGCCGCCGCATAAGCAGCCGCATCATAAGCCGCATCAGCCGCATCAGCCGCATTAGCCGCATTAGCCGCATCATAAGCCGCATCAGCCGCATCATAAGCCGCATAAGCCGCATCAGCCGCATTAGCCGCATTAGCCGCATCAGCCGTCGCATAAGCAGCCGCAGAAGTAGATTTGTTTCTATTTTCCAGGCATTTCAGTGCTGCATTAATAGCATTTCTTGGTCGTTTATCATCAGAATATTTATCTTCAAATATATGCAATACTTGTTGTGCTGCGTATATAGCATAGCTCACATATTGTTTGTACGTCATTTTTCTTACAATTAACCAGTTTGCCCAGCTTAGTTTGCTCTTATTTTTAATGCTGTATTCTACAAGCCCGACCAGATCAGTTTCTTTTTGATTCTTAAACCATTCAATGCCTTCAATACAAGCCTTATGTTCTTTTAAAAATTCAACTGTTATTTTCATTCCCATTTTTCATATCCTTTTAAATATAATATTGTATTTCTTTTGACCATTTATGTTTATCTATCCATATACATTTATCTGCAATTAAAGGATCACGGTATAATTTGTCAACATCAGCTTCATAACCGAGTATCTTGCCTAATTTAACAGCATTTTCCGCAGCACCGCTATGTATGAAAATAATAGAATCAATATTATTATCTTTAATATGAGCTGCCACAGGACACGAATTGTCCGCTTTACCACCATTGCCATAGTCTAAGTCATAATCAAGGGATATGTGGCTAAAATGCCTGTTTTTAAGCATCTCTATGGCATCGTGAGAATTGTTTACAATCGTAACTTCGAAATTAAATTTCTTTAACCACATTTCCATAGCGAGGTAACAGATAAACAAAGTATTTCTTGTTTAATTTGGCTAATAAAAAAAGATTATCTTTCCGCAAATCTTCGATTAATCCTTTTTGCACATCAATCGTTGCTTCTTTTATTTTCAAACAGTTCTTGTGTTTGTCTATCTCTATTTCAAGTTTATTGCAGTTTGAGCATTTCATTTTTATTGCTCCTTATAGTTTTATGTCTAT